TGGACTCTGTACAAGGTAGGGCCCCGAACCTTGCTTTCCTTCCTATTGCTTCGTTACCCGAAATTGAGAACTGGGTCGAAACCTGGTCCTTTTTTGAAACTATCCATAGTCGTTCTTATACTCATATTATTAGGAACGTTTATGCAAACCCATCGATAGTATTTGATTCAATGCTTGATGTAAAAGAAATTATGGATTGTGGCTCTGATATCGCAAGATACTATGATGATTTAATAACAGATAATAATTCAGCCACTAATAAAATGCAACATAAGACATCATTATATATGGCAATGCTTTCAGCGAATGCTCTAGAAGGAATACGTTTTTATGTTTCCTTCGCCTGCAGTTGGGCATTCGCTGAGCTTAAGAAGATGGAAGGCAACGCTAAAATTATTAAGTTTATTGCAAGAGATGAAAATACTCATCTTGCAGCAACTACAGTTATGATTAAAAACTTAATAAAAGAAGATAAAGATTTCGAAAAGATAGCGAAAAAGAATGAAGAACAAGCTATTAAATTATTTGTAGATGTTATTGAACAAGAAAAAGCATGGGCAAGATACTTATTTAAAGATGGTTCCATGATTGGTTTAAATGAAACAATATTAGAAAATTACGTAGAATGGATAGGATGTAAAAGAATGAGAGCAATAGGTTTACCTTGTCCATACACAGTTCCTCAGATGAATCCACTACCTTGGACGGAAAAGTGGATATCTGGAGGAAACGTACAAGTTGCTCCACAGGAAACAGAAATAACTTCGTATATAACCGGTGGAGTTAAACAAGACGTTGATGATTCAACATTAAAAGGATTAAGTTTATAATGTTTATACCTTGGTTCACAAAACCCGAAACGGAAAAGAAAGTACTACAAGCAGTCAATCTTGCACCAAGTGAAGACATTGTAGAAAAATTAACAGAAATTCATCCAATGAAGCAGATATTTTGGGCTTCAATAATTCAAGTATGTGTATTTGGATTTATGCTATTTGCATTTTGGATGATAAATTTAGGATTAAAATCATGAAAGGATATATTTTAACAATTTGTTTAGCAATGACAGCAACAATTGCTTTTGCATATAACGCATTAGAATACAGAGGGCAACCTAGTAATACTAGTTGTTATGGCCAGTGTTATATTGATTATGTAGCACTTAATGGAACTGCATCTGAAATAGAACAACGTAAACAAGCATTAGCTGCTGAAGATGAATTTAGTTCAATTAAAGGTTTATGGGCAGGATGTGCAGCATGTCATGGTAATGAAGGACAAGGCATGGCAGTATTTCCTAAATTAGCTGGTCAATCAGCAGATTATATAGTTGATAGACTTAATACATATAAGAATAGAGGAGAGGTAGGTGCTATGAGTTCTACAATGTGGGCTCAAGCAGGTATGTTATCTGATACTGATATAGATACTATAGGCAGATTTATAGAGGAGACAATGAAATGATAGAAATATACGGTAAAACACAATGTCCATATTGTGATATGGCTAAACAATTATGCCAACAAGAAAAATTAGATTATAGCTATAAACAACTTAATGTAGATTTTACAAGAGAACAACTCTTTGAAATCTTTCCAGAAGCAAGAACTTTTCCACAAATCAAAATTGATGGTCATGCAATCGGCGGTTATACTGAATTGAAAGAACATATTGAAGGAAGACGGTCTGTGGAGTTCTTAACAGAATGATTCTAGAATGCGAATATTGCTATTCACGAATAGTGATTAAACCAGATGAACCTATTAAAATAAATTTTTGTCCTCATTGTGGTGAACCCACAGATGATTCAGACGAATTAGATTTTAATGAATAATTGGATATATCAAGGACTAAAGTTTGAGCCTGATGAACCTTTTACATTCGAAAGATATGGAAAGGATTGGTATGGATTCGTATATTGTATAACTAATCGAGCTACAAACAAAAAATATATAGGCAAGAAATTCTTTTGGAAGCCTAAAACATTACCTATAACTAAGAAAAGAAAAAGACGTCAAAGACTTAAAGTCGAATCTGATTGGCGTACATATTATGGTTCCAATAAACACTTACAAGAAGATGTACTAGAGATGGGAGAAGATTTTTTTTATAGAGAAATAATCTACCTATGTAAAACTAAAGGTGAGTGCGCGTACTATGAAGCAAAAGAACAATTTGACAAAGAAGTTTTATTAAGTGAAAATTACTATAATGGTATAATCAATTGCAGAATTGGTGGGAATGCAGTAAAAAACTTAAAATAAACGTTTACATTTGCTCAAAAGTATGGTATAATATAGGTATATGACTAAAAAATATAAAGATAATGTTATTCAATTTCCAACGAAAAAAGAATTAACGCAAAAAGAAGAATCAGAAATCCTAGACGAATTAAGTAATGAATGTGTAGAATCATCTCATATACTTATGGAAGTAATGGAAGAGTTTATTAATACTGGTCAAGTAACTGAAGGGTTAATGAATATGGATTTCAGAGATGAGACGGTTCAAGAATCTAGAGATATGTTTGTTGTAATAAATATGTTAAATGCAATGTTTAATCGTTATTATGGTATACCTCATGGTCTACATCAAACACTTGATAATGCTTATATTAAAGTGAAAGAAATGATTCTTATTAATGAAGAAGCAAATCATGATTTAGCTGAATTTGTATTCACTCCAGAAGATAGTGACCAAGAAATTCTCTTTACTCCTGATTTTGATTTAGACCCACCGGAAGAGGACCCAGATGATACTAATTGATTATTCACAAATCGCGCTATCTAATATAATAGTGCAAAAACTAAATGATGAAAGCATGATAAGGCATATGATACTTAACAGTATTCGAATGTATAACAAAAGATATAGAGAAGAATATGGACAACTTGTTATATGTGCTGATGGTATGAATACATGGAGAAAAGAATTCTTTCCAGAATATAAAGCATCTCGTAAAAAGAACAGAGATAGTTCAGGACAAGATTGGTCAGAAATCTTTAGGATTCTACATACAGTAAGAGATGAAATAAATGAATATATGCCATACAAAGTTGTACACTTAGAAGGCGTAGAAGCTGATGATGTTATTGGTACACTCACAATGCAAACACAAGAGTTTGGCCAAGCAGAACCAGTAATGATTATATCATCAGACAAAGACTTTATACAACTACAAAAGTTTAATAATGTAAAACAATTTAGTCCTATACAAAAGAAATTCGTCACTGATAAAAATCCAAGAACTTATTTGTTTAATCATGTAATGAGAGGAGATAGTGGAGATGGTATACCAAACGTTCTTTCAGCTGATGATACATTTATATCAGAAAAAAGCCAAACTCCTTTAAGACAAACAAAGATAGATAATTGGTTAGAAAATGCTGATAATCTAAGAGAACACATGGATGATGAGATATATCGTAACTATCAACGTAATAAAAAGCTTATTGATTTAACTGATATACCAGAAGACATACAAGAAAGTATTATAAATACTTTTAACGGGCAAACAAAAACGCCTAACATGAGAGTGTTAAACTATTTAATTAAAAAAAGATGCAATCATTTGATTGAGGTCGTGGAGGAATTTTACAATGGCTAGAAAATTAATATCAGAAGTCCTAGCAGAAGCAGGCAAAATCGTACAGCGTGAAGAACGTATAAAGTTCTTACGACTAAATAAATCACCAGGTCTTACAGACATACTTAGAATTAACTATGACGATAGTATAGTATCAGTATTACCATTAGGAGCTCCGTCTTATAAACAAGATGACGCACCTAAAGGTTATGAGTATACAATATTAAATAAAGCATATACACAATTTAAGTATTTCTTTAAAGGACCAGTAGCAAACGGCATGAAACCTCTTAAGAGAGAAGGATTGTTTTTAAACTTGCTAGAATCACTTAATCCAGAAGAAGCTGAATTGCTTATAGCTGCTAAGGATAAAAAAATGAAATCAAAAGGTATTACTAAGAAATTAGTTAATGATGCCTTCCCTGGATTATTAGTAAAATAATCCTTTACATTTACCACGTATTGTGGTATAATATATATTATGAACATTTTTATACTCAACAATGACCCAGTGCTAGCAGCACAAGAGCAATGTGACAAACATGTTGTTAAAATGATTGTCGAATCAGCTCAAATGCTATCAACTGTTCATCGTATGCTTGATGGTACTATGGAACGTAGACCATCTAAGTCAGGTGCAATGCTTCAGTATTGGAAACTTCATGACGACCGTGAAGATATAGTATACAAAGCATGCCATTTCAATCATCCATCAACTGTATGGACAAGAGAATCAAAAGCTAACTATGATTGGCACTACAAACATTTTATAGGTCTATGCGACGAATATACTTATCGTTATGGTAAAGTACATTCAACTGATACAAAGTTAAGAAAACATCTAGTGCATTCACCAAATAATATTCCAATGAAAGGATTGACTCCATTCAAACTTGCAATGGGTTCTAATCCTGAATGTATGTTTGAAGACGCTGTTAAATCTTATCGTGCATTCTATCATACTAAACAAGCAAAGTTTAATATGGCATGGACAAAACGTCCACAGCCAAAATGGTTCAATGCTGTATAAATTTCACGATATAAAGGAGATATTAAATGCCAACTGAAAAACAATTTAAAAGAGCAGAAAGATTACTATTAGGACTATATGTATTCATTCCATTAGTCTTCATACTTGAGAGGATACTATAATGCCAACATATGATTTTGAAAATAAAGAAACTGGTGAAGTTGAAGAACGCATCTTAAAGATATCAGAGTATGATGATTTCTTAAAAGACAATCCTCAATTAAAACGAGTATATTTAACAGCACCTCATATAGACCATGATGGTGGTCAATCAGTACTTTCAAGAGCAGGTAGTGGATGGAAAGAAGTACAAGATAGAATTAAATCCGGTATGCCACCAAAAGATAGGAGTAATATCAAAACAAAATGAAGTTTAAACATGAAGCAGTTGACCTAGGTTATAATGACCTTGAAGCAGTTACGGGAGATAAAGGTAGATTTTATACTGACCCAGAAGGAAATAAGTACGCATCAGTTACGACAGTATTATCAATACTTTCAGAAGAAGCGATACAAGCGTGGCGTGCGCGCGTAGGCGAAGAGGAAGCAAATAGAGTATCGCGTATCGCAAGTAGTCGTGGAACAACTGTTCATAACATCATAGAAAAATATGTAGCAAATGACCCTGATTATCTTAAAGGAGAAATGCCACATAATGTACAAACATTTAAAGATATACAACCCGTCTTAGACGAAAGTGTAACAAAGGTTTATCAACAAGAAGCTCCTCTTTATTCTAAACATTTAGGTTTAGCTGGAAGAGTAGATTTAGTTGGTCAATGGAAAGGTGTTGATTCAATCATAGATTGGAAAACATCTCGTAAGCTGAAAAAGAAAGAATGGATTAGTTCATACTTTATGCAATGTTCAGCTTATGCTATTATGTGGGAAGAAAGAACTGGAGTACCAATAAAACAATTAGTTGTTTGTATTGCAGGAGATGAAGGACCACAAGTCTTTATAGAAGACAGAGATAGATGGACGAAAAAGTTATTGGAAACAATAGCAGAATATAAAAGAAGAAAATTATTTGGGAGATAAAATGAATTATCTATTAGAAGCTTTAATTAAAAAGCTAGAAGGCGAGATTGTAGTAGCACATGCTAATATATTAGTCTATCAACGGAATCCAGTAGGTATTGGTGAACATATTGATATAGTAGAAACTATTGAAAAAGAAGTTGAAAAGATAGCTGACGCACATGATAAAATTGAGGCAATAAAGACTTACTGCAAGTAAAAATCTTATAAATAGATATTTACATTTAATAAAAAGTGTGGTATAATATATCTATGAAAAAGTTTAACGAGTTTTTAGCAGAAAAAGCAGGTAAAGGATTGACTATATTTGATATAGATGACACTTTATTTGTGTCAAAGGCTCGTGTAATCGTAGTAAATACAAATACTGGAAAAACAAAAGCTTTGACTCCTATGGAGTTTAATAGTTATAAACTAAGAAAGCATGAAGAGTATGACTATGGAGAGTTTAAATCAGCAAAGCTGTTTTATCAAACTGCTACTCCTATAGGTCGAATGGTAGAAAAAGCAAAGGCAATTATACGTAATGCGACTGCTAAAGGTTCAAAGGTTATTATCGTCACAGCAAGAGCTAACATGGACGATAAAAAGCTTTTTGTTAAGACATTCGAATCTCATGGTATACCAATGAAAGATGTATACATCGAAAGAGCTGGTAATATGAGCGGCTCAAGTGCTGAAAATAAAAAAGTTATATTTAGAAAGTATTTAAAAACGGGAGAGTACAGTAGAATAAGACTCTTTGATGACCACAAAGAAAATTTAAAAGCTTTACTTGATTTGAAAAATGAGTTTCCTTCAGTAGATATGTTTGCGTATCTTGCTAACTTAAAGGGAAGCGTTAAAAGAATAAAATAGGAGAATATTATGCCAATAAAATTAGGAAAATCGCATACAACAATAGACAGAGCTACTAAAAAAGCTACAACAGTTCATCCTTATATAAAAGGATTTGCAAAAGCTGAACTCATAGATAAATATAATGATGATAAAACACGCCCAAAAGATAAACAAAAAATTAAAAACGAGTTAGTCAGAAGAGGTGGAGTTGTATTTAACTAATGAGTAATCTCGATCGAATTAAAGAAGTTCTTAATTTAGAAACTTACTATAAGAAACAGAAAACTTTATTTCGTAAGAGAATAATTAGTAGTGTAATAGCGATTTTATTAATTGGTGCAGTAATATATATGTGGTACAATGGATACGTCTAAACAATGGCATGGCGGAAAAGGTTCTAAGAGAAGAAACTCTAATGAAGAGCTATATGCTGACAACTGGGAAAAGATATTTGGTAAATCAAAGGTAAGAAAGAAAACTCCAGAACACGCTAGTACACAAATGCATAAAGATAAAACTAAAGAGGTACCTAGACATTATAAATATAATAATATAGAGGAACAAATATGAGTATAGATATCGATAAATTTGATTTTGGCTTTACAGCTGTAGACGAGAACGAACTCGAAGCTGTACAGAAATTATCATCAGAAGCTTCTACAGTTGCTGCAAGTGCAGAACAAAACGAAGAGAAGCTTAATAAATTATATAATGCCATATTACC